TTTTTACGCAATATTAGCTGTTACGTGATAGTATTGAATTTACCCCTATCATGAGGGCTTTCTCCACGGGTTTGGTTTCGATTGTACAATTTCACCCGGGTCAATTGTCCTAAGGCCTATATGAATAGGACGACAATCTGAGCAAAGCTATCTTAGGCTTTCCAACTGGTTTGCTCAGGCCCCGCGTCCGCGATTGAAATCGCGGACGCTATCGCAGACTGTCTTGATCATGTCACGATCCGCCTGTGACAATTGATCTTATTCAGCCTGGAGGGTTACGATGCTTGACGAAAGGACACTTGACTATTCGTTTTCTTGCATGTACTCGTCGTAACCTCGCTTACTTGCTCTTGTTTTCTTACCTTGGGACACGATGCGGGCATAATCTATCAACTCGTCTAGGTATCGACTGGCGTCTGAGTGTGGCGATCGCTTAGAGGATTCGCGGAAGATCGTGAGCTGCACTTAAATGCCGAACCATCTCCCCCGCCAGTAGCCGTTCGAGACTGTGCTCGCGACAGTTGCGAAATGAATGCCAACCAGCATCTTCGATATCATTCTAGTCATGGTTTCTGGACCTAAACATGTCTACTCCACGTTTTTGGAATAAAAATTTGTGAAGGTTGGGCCTATACCTGATACAGGCTTGATGACGACACCGAGGGGCATGTAGGGGGACGGGATGGTAGCTCGTCTTAGCTACTCTTTCGCTAAAAGTTGGTCTGCTTTGCTTTGATAGTATATCATCACATCATCGCCGCCGATTATACACAGGTAGTGGGATACTCCCGCCATTTCGTGCATTATAAACATCCTGATGTACATCCTTAGGGTGTTGCCTACGGTGGTGCGGGTAGGGTGTCCTGAAAACGTTAGTCCGGTCAGAGTGACTTCTTCAGAATATAGGTTTTTGTACCCGAAACCTAGGACGGCCCAGGACCATGCCGATAGTGCAGATGTCTACGCTATTTCGTGAGCGTAGAGAGGGTATGCACAAATCAGCATTGGTGTGAGGATTGAAGCTAGGGCGACGTCTATTGCCAGCCACCACCAGTGTTGAGCGCTGTCCCAAGACGAACCGTCGAGTTCTAAAGCCTACAATTCACCTAATTTTTGGGCGTCGAGTTTCTCTGTGACGGTACTTTTAAGTTCGTCTGGGTTGAGGCCGACTGCGAATATCTAGCGTGTGAGTGCTTGGCTCAGCTACATAAGGAAAGACTGTTATACGTAGTTGATCGCGACGAACCAGTATTTGTTCCCGTCAGGCATCACTGTGATTGTGCGTCCTCGACCCGAGGTAGGCTCGCCTAGCTTACATGTGTGTCGTTCGTTCTCTTTGATTTTACATTAGAATGGCTTGTGTCCGAACTGCTCCCTCTCAGCATCTTGGTGTTATTCTGATGATTTTGAGTGCTGCTCCATTTATCTGAATACGTCCGGAATCTCGAAGCTGTTGGCTACAACTGCGAAAATTTGCGAAAGTACGTTTACAGCACTTACGATGTTGAGGTACAGGGTAGTGGAGGGGATGCAGTTTGTACTAAAGAAGCGGCTACCGACTGTCTTTTTCGTCTGTTCACAAGTGTGGGGGAAATAGTCGGCATAGACCTGGGGGCTCAGGTCGACTCCGTCTGGGGTAGTTCCGATGCACGAAGCTATTTTCCTCTTATCTTTGAGTTCAACTGCTTCTTTATTGTGGTCATTGTATTTAATGTAGGAGACACAAGGCGTGATGAAAGAAGTATCGGCCTTGTCAGTGAGTCTTTTTGTGCCTCTGAAAGGTTTGTTCTTGGTCCCTACTATGACGACGTCCTTTGGTGGTGTTTCGTCTTATTCGAAGCCGCATTTGAATGTGTCTTCATGGTAGCATCCGTCTATGAGCATCTTAGGGATCGCGGGTTCAATGATTTTGGGCCCTGTCCATACCTGGCGCACGCGTTTCCCCACCGTTTTTATCTC